CCACTTAATGCAGAAGTAATTTCCTGAGATGACATCCCATCTGGAAACTCAATTACGTCATTACCAACTTGAATATACTGTGGCATTATTTGATCTCCTCAAGTTGTCCTGTTTGCGGATTCCATCGTTTTGTCGGTACTGGCATTGCAGATGTTGGCGCATTAGGGGTAGTTTTCATAGATGAACTAACTCTTGAACGAGCCGCCTCTAAATCACGCTTGATCTTTGCAATTTGAGAGTCAAACTCTGATTGTTTCATTGATTGAGTCAAAGCCCCAACTGCGGCAGTAAGTTTCTTACCTTCAGCATCAGACAAAGCACCCATGCCTTTAAGAGCTTGAACTTGTGGCAAGAATGTTTGAGCTTTAAATGTTTCCAATTGAGCAGCAAAACCAGCAGCATCCGTTCCGGGAATCATAGAAAGTTGTACGCCGCCAAATCCAACTGCCGCCTTCTTGCCCGGATGAGTAGCAATAGTATTTAATGTATCTAATGCAGAATCAAAGGATGCAACAATACCTTGCTGTTGTCTTTCAACGGCTTGTTTCTTTTCAGTTGCAGCGTCTTGTTTCAATTGCAATGATGATTCACGGATTGAATTCATAATTGCATTTTGTGTTTGACGACCCTCAGCAACAATTCTTGCTAATTCTGCTTTAGAAGCATTATTCTCTCTTGCTCGTTCTAATTTTGCTTCATTGTCTTTACGAGCTTGTTCAGCCTGAGCTTCAAGTTTATCTTTGGCAAGGCTAGCTTGTTGTGCAAGTCTTTCAGATTGTTGAGATACCAACAAATCACGTTGAGCAGCTTTATCTGTAGATGCTTGCAATGTAGCCAATACTTTATCAGGAGAACCATACTTAGTAACAACACTCAAAATATCTGCTTCAGTTGCAGTAGGTGGCAATTGAGACAATTCATTTCGTAATTGTGTTTCTTGTGCCAAAGACAACTCTGCTTTTTGTGCTTCAGCAGTTGTTTTTCTTGCAGTAGCCATACTAGCTTGCATTTGTCTACCAGCATCAGCAATAGCCATTGCAAACTGTGGGTCGCCAGATTGAGCAGCCAACTGAGCAACGCTCATATATGAGTTAGGGTCACTTTGATCTAATTGTTTAGCCAACTGTTGACGCTGTGAAATCAACTTTAACTGTGGGTCTTGACCACCCAAAGCACCGCCAATAGCACTACCAAACTGTTGACCAGCAAGATAAGTACCATAGTTGGCACGAGCCATTGGGTCAAGATTTGCATATTGCATAGCCTGAGCCTGTTGAGCTTGTTGTTGAGCTTGTTGGTACTGCTCAGGAGTAGAGAAAAGTCCTGCAATGTCTGCCATGATTATTCCTTAAAACAATGTAACTGGTCTGTTATCAGAAAACCCAGTTGTTTGCCCATAATTAAAAGCATTTTGATTTTGAACATAAGGTGGGTTAAAGTAATTCTGTAAACCTTGAGATAATTGTTGGCTTCCAGCTAATCCAGTTAACAAACCAGATAGCGGGTCATAACCCGAACCTTGTTGTTGAGTCAAAGCGGCACTCGTACCACCTTTCAATAATGATTGACCTACATTAGCTCCATAAGCAGCTGCTTGACCACCTAAACCAGCACCTAAGGTCAAAGGCTGTTGACCCATTTGTTCAATGCCTTGTGAAGCACCCAAATAACTTTGGAATGGTGCAAGAGCATTAGTCTGACCAGTCTGGTACTGATTCAATAGATTAGAACCACTACCAAACAATCCAGCACCAAACGCAACATTCTGTTGACCAGCTTGCTGTGCATTAGCCGCCAAAGCAGCATCTTGTTGGGCAAGAGCGTTATAGTAGGCTTCCATCTCAGGAGTAGTAGCACCCAATCCTGCAGCACCACTTGGTCTAGCACCTGTAGCACCTACAGACAATCCACCACGACCTTGTTGGAACAACTGGTTCTGCAACTGAGCCATCTGACGCTCACGGCTAGGAGCAAGCAAGTCCTGTTGTTGTTGCATATATTTAGCTGCAACATCTTGAGGATTTTGACCCAAGTATTGTTGACCTAAACCAAACAAACCTGAAGCCGCTGTCTGTAAAGGTTGATACTGTTGTTGAGCCTGTTCTGCTTGAGTTAAAGCACCACCAGCAAGACCAGATAAGCGGTTTTGATAGGCTTGTAACTCAGGACTGACGTTATATCCAGCACCAGTTAAGTAGCCTTCAGGCGACATCTGGAAGTTAGAACTACCAAACCTTGTAGTAACTCCAACAGGGCGAAACTTAGCCGCATTAGCCGCAGCATTAGCCGCATCCCTTTGAGCCTGAGCAGACTGATATGCCGCATTCTCTGTGGCGTTGGCTTGGCTACTTGAGCCTAAAAGACCCAAGCCTCCAATAATTGCACCTGAAATCCATGGCATATTATTCCCCTTTAATCAAAACTTCATCCACATTAGACGAGTCTTTTTCGTCTGTAGCGTGAATACAAAACCAAACAACATCGGTGATGGCCTTGATGCCATGATTCTCACCAGCTTTTATTTCAATACAAGCAGGGGCTTCAATAATCTGAATGTCCCCTTCATTTACAACAACTACCTTACCTTGCGCTATCACAGACAAATGACTGTAGTTATGCTTATGCTGCAATAGCATTTCACCAGCCTTAATATGCGTTTCTTTTGCATATAGACCATCAGAAAAGTGGTGGGTAATCATGCTGTTCTTTGCCACATATAGGCCACGATATATGGTTGTAAGTTTGCGTTTGTACCACTTACACCCGATGTACTGTTGGAAACAGTAACTCCTGTTGCCTTTGTTTGTGTCTGCCCTGAAACGAATGCAGTTGTATAACTTGCATTTGCAGCTTGCACAAGGTTTACATTGCCTCCACCACCACCATACATATAGTAATCATGGAAGTGACCGCCATCAGTAACAGTTGCTGTGTGAGTGTGGCTTACTACAACAGCATCTGCACTACCGCCAGTATTGCCACCAACAAAACCACCTCCATGACCAATCATTACTCTGCCAGCACCATAAGCCACCCATGTTCCAAAGCCCATTAAAGTGGCTGGATTTACAGAGCTACCAGCATTTATATAAACTGAACCAATTGGATATACAACAGATAAAGCCGCTTGCACAAAAGCTGTTGTGGCTAATAATGTTGAACTATTGCCATAAGATTGTGTTACAGCAGTTGTACCAGTTGGTAGTGATGGAGTTCCAGTAAGAGTAGGACTCGCAAGATCAGCTTTAGTTGAAATAGCTGTTTGAATATTATCAAACTCAGTATTTAATTCAGTGCCTTTAACAATCTTTAAAGCATTGCCTGATGAAAGAGCATCTTTGGTGGCAAAGTTAGTTGATTTGGTGTAATCGGTCATGTTATTCCTTTATGTCACTTTTCCGTTTTTTGCTTGAATTTCAATCTTTTGAATAGATAAACCAGAGCCGTTAATGTTTGTCTCATATCCAGTTTGAACAATCTTTCCTGTGCCAGTTGCATTTATTCTTAGTGTTTGTAAAGCAACACCAGTTGAGTATTCAGCAATTACAGTTGCATTTTCACCATATTCCGCAATGCCATACTCAGCAATTCCTTGTGTTGGAATTATTGAATTTTCAGAAGCATAATTTGTTTTAAAATCAAAACCCCATTTAAATGTCATTGTTTGGTTAGTTCCACCAATGACAATAACAGAAAGGCGTTTTAAAATTGAGGTTATGTTTTGGTCGCCAAGATCAGCATGATTAGTGTAATACAACATCCTATATGCAGATTGATAATCTTGGTAAGTTCCATACAAACCAATATAACCATTTTTACCAATGTACAAAGTACCATCACGGCGTGACAAAAATGATGTTGGAGTTATAGAGTCCCAAGTTGTTACCCTTGCAGAACCATCAGGCAAATACGCTTTTGTATCAAAACACCAAACAGCACTAATACTAGGGGTAACCAATAAATAGAATGCTTCTTTTTCTGAGTAAACAGACTTTACATTTGATAGTGTTTCACCACCAATCACAGTCATCAAATCGTTACGCACATTCTTAGACAAGTCTCTTTCAGGAGCAGATTTTTCTTGAATTGTTCTCATCAAAGAACGAATGCCAGAGTTAGACAAAAACAGCACATCAGTGCTTGTTGTTTGAATGCTGTCTCTGGCAATGCAACCAATGCCTTCAACTGTGTCACTCAACACAATGCTTGATGGAGTAGTAGCTCCAGAGTAGATCAAGATTTGACGCTTGCCAAAAATAAACAAGAATCCATTATGAGCAGCCAAACCAGTTATTTGGTCAGCCCCATTAGGCCAAACATTGTTGACATTCAATGAGCCAGATGTTCCTGTAGACCACACATGACCCGAAATTAAGTCACTGAAGTAAACAGTAGAATTATTAGCTGTTGTATTTGCCGCCCACAAACGACCAAAAGCTGATATACAAATGTCAGCATCAGGAACAGTAGCAGCATAACCCGTCTTTTCACTAACCCTACGATACGTTGTAGTGCTAACAGCGGGGTCATAGATCAAAGGATTGTGACCAGTTTGGAAGAAGTAGGTAATTCCATTCAAAGATGCACATTGCCAATTACTTGCAGTAATCGTTGGTGCAGTACCGCCACCACCATAGGTTAACTCAGTAACTACATTGCTTGCACCCAACTTAAATATCTTGTTGTTACCAGCAAACAATACAGTCAAAGTACCATCAGTCTGAACTAACTCATGGATGACCTTAACGTCATTAGCACCAAGGTTACCACTAGAAGAATTAACCCTTGACCAACCCTTGCGTGAGCCAATGCGACCATACTGGTCAATGATGCAGTTAGTAGCAACCAAAGCAAATCCAGCCGCTAAATCAAGCGGTGAATCTTGAGTATTTACCCCAAAAAAACCTGGGGCTGAAATACTGCTAACTGTTAGTTGCTCTGCCATTACACCGCCACAAAAGCATCATTTTCAGGGGAACGAGCCAACTCTAAAGCAATCAAGTCAGACATAGAAGACTTGAACAAAGCATACGCCTCAGAACTGCTTAAACCGCCATCCTCGCCACGTTCGACCAATGCCCTAGCATAAGCACCCAACACTATTGGCTCCTTTGCCAAAAGGGTTGTATCTGCATCTGCTGTAAAATCATTTTCAGGAACAATCAAGCTGAAACGAATGTTGTAGACACCATCAGGAACAGGCCAAAACTTAACCTTCAAATCGCCATCTGTATTTACACCTTGAACTGTGTAGTACATGGGAAGATTTTGAATAGGTGTAGGAACTGTGTAATACAGAATATCGTGTTGGTCGTGAGGTAATGGAGTCAACTGATAGTAACGTGTGGTGTTAATAACATCCATCGTCTTGAAACGTGTGCCAGCATTTGTTAGTGCATACTCACCCACTTGACCAGTGGTAGTAGTAATAGTCACTGCTTGATTAAAGGCATCCCAATCATAAGCATCAGCCACTTGACGCTTAGTATCGTTAATGTACTTACCAATAAGTGCTGAGTATGTAGTTCCAGAAACAGTAGTAACTACTGGTTCACGCAAGCGAACCAATACATCATTAACTAAACTAAGATATGTAGGTAAGGCCATAGATCACTTCTTTCCTTTATTTCTTGACGAAATCGCTTTAGCTTTTGCCTTTGCGTCTGCCTTAGATGAAGCACCCCATGCTTGCAGAGAAAGTAGCAACCTTGTT